AACAATTTCAAACTTTAGCAGTAAATTTAGGGGTGGGGTACGACCCAATCTATTTAACTGTAGTATTACCCCGCCGGCGGGTGTGGTGTTAAGCAATGATTTTAGTTTTCATTGTAAAGGAACATCTATGCCTGCATCATCGGTTCCTGCAATTGATGTAAATTATCTTGGCCGACAATTGAAAGTTCCAGGTGATCGCACATATGCTGATTGGACAGTAACAGTATATAATGATGTAGATATGAGTATCCGTCATGCTTTTGAAGGTTGGATGAATTTGATTCAAAATCATGGTGCCAATTATCAAGCATTAGACAATCCTTATGGTCAAGGAACTGTTACACAAATTAGTCGAAAGGGAGAAGCTGTCTCATCTTATTTTATGGAAATTATGCCTACTGAAGTTGCAGCGATTGATGTTGCGTGGGATTCCAATGATGCTGTCGAAGAATATACAGTAAATTTCGCAGTAAATTATTGGATAACTAAAAATACTGGTGTAAATGCGACCATGGGTGGTGAAGATTCTCTTTCTTGGCATATTCAAGGAGATAAGAATGGTATTACCGGTGGTGGTATTGATGCTAAGATTGGTAAGTTACGAACCATTATTGGTGTTTGATAAAAACTGAATAAACAAGAGGAGTGGGTTAACCCCCACTCCTCTTGATATTATGAAAAAAAACAAGGAAACTTTTTATGGCTATTGAATTATTTGGTTTTGAAATAAAATCTAAAAAAGAAAAAAAACAAAAAACTTTTGTAACACCAGAAAATACTGATGGTGCAACTACCGTTGTTGATGGTGGTGGTATCATGGGTCATTATCTTAATCAAGATGTTGATGCAAAAGATGAAAAGGTTTTAGTTCAAAAATATCGTGAGATGAGTTTTTCTCAAGAAGTGGATGGAGCTGTTGAAGATGTAATAAATGACGCAGTAATTCACGAAGAAGGAAAACCAGTAGTAGCACTCGATTTAAATCAGTTAAATTATACTGATAGTATTAAAGATAAAATACACTCAGAGTTCTCTACAATTCTGGACTTGTTAGATTTTAATCATAACGGTACAGACTTGTTTAGAAAGTGGTACATAGATGCAAGATTGTATCACCATATAGTTGTTGATAAGAGTAGACCTAAAGATGGAATTAAAGAATTGATTCCAATCGACCCATTAAATATCAGTAAAGTCCGTGAAGTTGAAAAAGAAAAAACTGGTCCGGGTGGTGTAGAAATTATTAAGAATATTCTTGAGTATTATGTTTATACTCCGGACTCAATGACAACTAGTACATTTCATCAGGGTATGCCGGGACAAGAGGCTATTCGTGTTGCTCCCGATGCAATTTCATATGTTCACTCAGGATTAATTGATACAGCAAAACAAATTGTTATTGGTTATTTGTATAAAGCAATTAAACCATTTAATCAATTACGAATGATTGAGGATGCTCTAGTAATCTATAGGTTAGCAAGAGCTCCTGAACGAAGAATATTTTATATTGATGTTGGTAATCTTCCGAAGTTGAAAGCCGAGCAGTACTTACAACAAGTAATGAATCGGTATAAACAGAAAATGATTTATAATGCTTCATCGGGAGAAGTAGAAGATCAACGAAAACATCTTTCTATGTTGGAAGATTTCTGGTTGCCAAGACGAGAAGGTGGTCGTGGTACTGAAATCAGTACATTACCGGGTGGACAGAATCTTGGTGAAACAGATGACATAGAATATTTTAGAAAGAAGTTGTATAAGTCGTTGAATGTTCCAATCTCAAGAATTGAGGGTGCTGATTCAACATCGTTTAATCTTGGAAGAGCTTCTGAGATTACAAGAGATGAAGTAAAGTTTGGAAAGTTTGTTTCACGATTACGACATAAATTTTCTTATCTTTTTTGTGATTTACTAAGAGTTCAATTGATTCTTAAAGGTATTATTAAAGAAGAAGATTGGGCGACTATTAGAGATCGCATTGAATATGTCTGGGCAAAAGATTCACACTTCATGGAGTTAAAGAACTCTGAGATAATGAGGGATCGTTTTGAGTTAGTTTCAATGGCTGAGGAGTATGTTGGTAAATACATTTCATCAGAGTATCTGCGTAAGAATATATTACAACAAAGTGATGAGCAGATTAGAGAAATTGATAAACAAATAGCCGCAGAAAAACCAGAAGAGGAAGAGGATGATATGGGAGATGAAGATGAAGAATTCTAAATCACAAACTACCATGAAATCTATTCTTAAAGTAAAGACTAAAAGTTTTCTTGAAAACTATAAAGAAAATAGAATGAAAGATACACTATTAAAAGAAATCAATATCGTTGAAGATGGTGAAAAACAAATTAAAGAGTTGATTAAAGAAGGTACTATTACAGACAATTTATTAATTGAATCTATTAAAAATGTAATGAAAGAAAGGATTAACAATGACTGATATTAAAAGTTCTGTATTAAAAGATATTATTAATAAAAAATTAAATAAAGCTAGAGATGGTATTACTAAAATTTTGAAAGACAAATCTTTTAAAGCAATTGAAGATTTTAAAACATCTTTCAACTATGAATTACCAACTAACACACCAGAGCCAGAGACTGCACCAACACCCACAGAGGCAGATAAATGAAAACTTTTAAAAGTTATTTAGCAGAAGATTTAACTGCTGTAAAGAAAGCTAATAGAAATAAAGAAAATTCTTTAAAGCGTACTAATAGAGAAAAAGAAGTTGCCGTTAGAAAAGCTGAACAAGATAAAGAACAAGCGAAGCGACAAGCAGACCGTGATAAAGAAACAGAAAAACGAAGTAGCCAAACAAAAACAGAAAGCATCATTCAAAAAATAAAAGAGTATATTACAAAAGATGGTTCACGAAGAAAATGTCATGGTGGTGATGGTCGAAGATCAGAGAACCATGATTGTGATAAAATTCATTCTGACATGACACACAAAGAATGGATAGCATCACAAGACACACCAAAGGATGAAGGTAAAGATGGTGGAACAGGTGACAAGGTAGCTTATAAAAAATTCTTTGATGCTAAATTAAAAAAGTATGGAGTAACAAGTCCTTCACAATTAAAGGGTGCTGATAAGAAAAAATTCTATGATGAAATAGATGCTGAGTGGGAAGGGGATAATGAAACAGATTGATGACATGATTGATAATATTCTTGATGAAGTGATGAGTAAATCAACTCGTATGAAGAAGTCAAGAATGATGAAATCAAAAGGAAAACAAATTGCTCGGAAACGTAAGATTGCTTTGAAACGTAGAGCAACTCCTGAGAAATTAAAATCAAGAGCATTGAAGAAAGCAAGAGATATAATTACAAAAAGGATTTTAAAAGATAGGAAGAAATCTGAGTTATCTATATCAGGCAGAGAAAGATTAGAAAAAAGATTAGACAAAAAGAAAACTGTAATTAAAAGAATTGCTAAAAAAATATTACCAAAAGTTCGTGGTGCAGAAGCTGAACGATTAAAGAAAAGAGGGGATAAAGCATGAAATTAATAACTGAACATACTAATGAGGTTGAGTATATTACTGAAGGTAAAGGTAAAGAACAGTATATTAAAGGTATTTTTATGCAAGCTGATATGAAAAATCAGAATGGCAGAATATATCCTCATGCTGTTTTACAGAAAGAAGTTAATAACTTTAATAGACGATATGTTGCAGAAGGTCGGGCTCTTGGTGAGCTTGGTCATCCAGCAGGACCTATCATTAACTTGGATAGAGTTTCACACGTTATTAAAGAATTGACAGAAGATGGTAAGAATTTTATTGGTAAAGCAAAAATTATGGATACACCAAATGGTAAGATTGTAAAAAATCTTATTAGTGAAGGTGTTAAGCTTGGTGTATCTTCCAGAGGTATGGGAAGTGTTAAACCAAATAAGAAGGGTGTAAATGAAGTACAAAGTGATTTTGTTCTTTCTACTGTTGACATTGTTGCTGATCCATCAGCACCAGATGCATTTGTTGACGGTATTATGGAAGGCAAAGAATGGATATGGGATAACGGTGTTATCAAAGAAACAGATATTAATAACATGAGAAAAATTATTGAGAACACAAAAACGAGGGAACTCGAGCAGAAAAAGATAGAAGTTTTTGCAAAATTCCTTCAAAATCTATAGTATTATAAATATTATACGAAATAAATTACTTTTAGGAGATCAACAATGGCAAAGAAAGAAACACTCACAGATGATGGAAAACTTGAAGAGGTTGAGATGGAAGAAGCGAAAAGTGCTAATAAAGAATTAGGCTTACCTGAGATTGATGATGAAGAAGGCCGAGCAGATTCAGAGCCCGATGGAGAAGATGGAACAAAAAAGGCAGCTGATCCTAAAACCAAAAAGTCTAAAGCTTCTGCTAAAGCAGAAGGTAAAGCAAAAAAAGAAGAAGATGACGAAGATGAAGATGAAGATGACGAAGAAGAAGTAGAAGAAGGCAAGTCTAAAAAAGAAGGCAAGCCCCCTTGGTTGGACAAAGATAAAGATGATGACGAAGATGAAGATGACGAAGATAAAGAAGAAGCCAAGAAAGAAGAAATAGATGTCGATGTTTCTGAAGATGTTTCTGCTCTCATTGATGGAGAAGAACTTTCTGAAGAATTCAAAACGAAAGCTGCTACAATCTTTGAGGCTGCTGTTAAGTCTAAGATTGCTAAGATCCGCAAGCAAGTCCGTGAAGAATCTAAGAAAGACATGGAAGAAAAAACAGAAAGCATCCAGACAGAGATGACAGAAAAAATGGATGAGTATATGAATTATGTTGTAAAAGAATGGATGGAAGAAAATAAACTTGCTGTTGAACAAGGTGTTCGCAACGAAGTCACAGAGAGCTTTATTTCTGGTTTGAAGAAGTTGTTTGAGGAACATTATATTGATGTTCCAGCAGAAAAGGAAGATGTCTTTGAGAGTCTTGTGCAGGAAGTTGCCGAATTGGAAACTAAACTTGACGAGCAAACTCAAAAGCATATGGATACGGTGAAAGACTTAAACGAATATAAAGCTAAAGACGCATTCCGTGATATCGTAGAAGGCATGGTTGATACTGACATTGAAAAAATGAAAGAGTTGACCGAAGATGTTGATTACGAATCAGACAAGCAGTACAAAGAGAAGTTGAATATTATTAAAAACAGTTACTTTAAATCAGAAAAGAAACTGGAAGATAATAAGGATACAGCAGCTACTAATAAAGAAGTGGCCGATGGAAAAGGTGATGGTAGTATGGATAGTGTCATGGCTGCAATTTCTAACCTTAAGAAATAACCTTATTTTAGATATATGGATATCGTGAAAGTGAAGTTTTAAAACTTAATATTTTAAATTTATAAAGGAGAAGTATAAATGTATTTATCTGAAACAATAAAGGATAAGTGGAAGCCTGTAATGGAACATGGCGACCTTCCTGAAATTAAAGATTCTTTTAAAAGAGATGTTACTTTGCGTCTACTTGAGAATCAAGAGAAGTTTCTATCTGAGCAATCACTTCAAGAAGCACCAGCCAACGTTGCTGGCGCTATGCCTGACACGGGCGGAGTTGCAAAATGGGATCCGATTTTGATTTCTTTGGTTCGCCGAGCAATGCCTCAGATGATTGCTTATGATGTATGTGGTGTTCAGCCTATGACCGGTCCTACGGGATTGATCTTTGCTATGCACTCTAAATATACTGCACAATCAGGAACTAACGCACCTACTAGTGGACATACCGAAGCATTGTTTGACGAAGCTGCAACAGACTTTTCTGGTGCGGCATCACCTGCACACGTTGCTACCAATGATACCAACAACCCGTTTGATGGTACTTGGACAACCGGTGCTGGACATACTACTACAGCTGGTGAAGCTCTGGGTGATGGTGGTGGAACTAATTTTGCTCAGATGGCTTTCACCATTGAGAAAACTTCCGTTACTGCTAAAACTCGTGCTCTCAAGGCTGAGTATTCAACAGAACTTGCTCAGGATCTAAAAGCCGTTCACGGTTTGGATGCTGAAACAGAACTGGCGAATATTCTTTCTTCTGAAATTCTTGCAGAAATTAACCGGGAAGTAATTCGTACAATCTATTTTGCTGCTAAACCTGGTGCGCAGACTGATACGACAAATTCTGGAGTTTTCGACCTCAACACCGACTCTAATGGTCGTTGGATGGTTGAGAAATTCAAAGGATTGTTGTATCAAATCGAAAGAGACGCAAACCAAATTGCCCTTCAAACCCGACGCGGTAAAGGTAACTTTTTGATTTGTTCTTCTGATGTAGCATCTGCTATGGCAATGGCTGGTGTTCTTGACTATGCTCCGGCAATGTCAACAAACCTAGACGTTGATGATTCTCAGCGAACTTTTGCTGGTGTTCTTAATGGTAAGATGAAAGTCTATATCGACCCATATTGGGGCGGAACCGGTGACCAATTCTATGTAGTTGGTTATAAGGGAACTAGTGCATATGATGCTGGTATGGTCTACTGTCCTTACGTTCCACTACAGATGGTGCGCGCTATGGGTGAAAATTCTTTCCAACCGAAAATCGGATTCAAAACGAGATATGGAATAGTTTCCAATCCGTTTACTGTACTCACGGCCGATGGGAATTCTTATTATCGCAAAACTAAAGTACTAAACTTGATGTAAGTCAATTGATGTAAATCAAGTTGTTTTACTTAAACTGAACTGAGAGGGATGGGGGTAATTCCCTATCCCTCTTTTTTTTTATTGGAGAACACTATGAAAAAAATATTGTTAACATTTCTTTTTTTATTAATTGCCTTTCCCGTATATGCATTTGAGTTACTGATGTTCAGTAATCCTCATTGTAGTTACTGTCAAGCATTTCTTAATGAAGTAGCACCTGGTTATGACAAGACAGAATACGCCAAGTATCTTCCACTTAAAATTATTCAAGTAAATACCAAAATGCCAGATTGGATTGCTGAAGCTATGAGTAATGGTAGATTAGGAGGAATTCGTGCAACACCAACATTTGTTATTTGGGATAATTCGGGGACTTATGACCGAGGCAAAGAAATTGCACGGCTTGAAGGATATCCTGGTAAAGAAATATTCTATGAATCTATTGGAATATTCATAGAAAACACAGAAAAAATAGTAATAGAAAAACCAAAAAGTTCCTCTGATCGTGGAACACCACCGAAGAAACTAGAGAAGTTTCCTAATGGAGTATATAACTCTCAGGACATAATGGATCATATATATGATACGGAAACAGAGGCACAGACGGCTGCTAACTGGTTAGGATGTGAAGGGACACATACGCATATGATTAAGGGTGAGAAGATTTTCATGCCCTGCAAAATGGAATAGGGGGAGGACATATGAAAAAACTGATACTTTTCATCCTTTGTATGAACATTATTGTTAGTAATGTTTATGCAAATACACGTTCCTTTGGCAGTTTACCTGAAGCCGTTCCTACAACTAATGGAGAAGCAATCTTCCAAGACATGAAATGTGTTATGTGTCACGGTTATGGTGGGAATGGTGACGGG